CATCGTATGTTCGTGCATGCAGGCGTGACGTTCATTGAAATGCGCGATACGCTGGCCGGTAATCTGTTGATTCCTGCTGCTGATTGCTACTTCTTGCCAACAGGCACTGACTTCTTCAAGACATACTTTGCTCCAGCAAATCGTTTTGGTATTGTCAATACTCTCGGTGAGCCAGTTTACGTTTTTGAACAAATGAATCCTAACGGGACTGCGTACACAATCGAGTCGGAAAGCAACCAAATTTCTGCTCTGTTGAAGCCGTTGCTGGTTGTTCGTGCTACATCGTCTACCTAATATGTAGGCTTTAAGATTGCTGGATAAATACCAGCCTCTTGATATAAATACCTTTTGGTGTAACACTAAAGGGTATTTTAATAAGGAGAAATATGTGTAAGGTTTGTCCAAGTTGTAAAGAGGCTAAAGATGACTCTGAATTCTGCACAGATACTAGGCGTGTTGATGGATTGTCTTGGTCTTGCAGGGGTGTAAGAATGCAGCTAAACGTGCTACAAGGTTAAGTAGGAGAGACAAAGAGGCTGATGAACTTGCTGCGCAAGTTTCTAAGGATAAACGCATCGCGTATATTGCTAGTAGACCAGCATACCTAAAGGTGTACAGAGAAATAAATAGCTCTAAAGTCAGAGAACTAAGTAGAGCATGGGTAATCGCCAACAAGGGCAGAGTAAAAGAAAACATCAAAGCTTGGAGGCAAGACAATCCACAGGCTTGGGCCATGAACGGTAAGAAAAGAAAGCTTATGGTAAAGGTTTCGACACCTGCATGGGCCTCTGATGAATTTGATACGTTCGCAGTAGCGGAGACATATAGGCTAGCAAGACTACGATCCAAAGTTACTGGTATTAAGTGGCAAGTAGATCACAGCGTACCGCTTAAATCTAAATTCGTCTGTGGCTTGCATTGTGCAGATAATCTTCAAGTTATAACAACAAAGGAAAATATGCTAAAAGGTAACAGAGTCTGGGAGGATATGTGGCAGTAGATTTCACAACAGATGTAGGCAGAGTAAGGCTACGTGTTGGTGATGCATCAGATTTACCTTTGCTTCCAGATATTGTCTACACACAGACTATTACTGACTGTAATGGATATTTGCCTCGCGCAGCCGTAACCATATGCCAGTATATTCTTGGAATGCTGACGTGTAGCGTTCATGAAAAGCTATCCCAAATAGAGGTATTTGGGGCAGACTATTTCAATAACTATATGGCGTTTGTAAAAGCTACTATACTCAATCCGGCGACATTTGACATAAGCCCGCTGCCATATACGCCCCCAATCGTGGATGAATGGGGTAATACGATACTCGCGCCATTGCTACAATTTCAAAAAGACTGGACAGAGAATTATGCCTACGGAACACAGAGCCAACAGATGCGTTGGACAAGCTATCCAGCAGGCTTTGGTTGGGGTCAGCCACAGAACTTCTTCTAAGGAGATTGCATGGGAGCTTATGACGGAATCCTTGCCAGTGTTACTAGGATGATAGCCAGATATGGCGGGCCGGGACAGTTTATTCATAACGCTGTAGGGGTATATGACCCCTCAGTAGGTACGGCAACTGCAACACAAACTGCATATCCAGTATCGCTAGTGGCGTTTGACTTTCTTCAAAAGAAAGATGGTGATGCGGGGCAAGGGAATACGCTTATACGGAGTGGAGACAAAGAGATTTACATGACAAGTAACGTACTATTACCAAGGCCAGTGCCAAAGACTGACTCTCTTATTTATACTGGACGTAAATACTCGATAGTTACGGTTAAAGAGCTTAATCCGTCCGGTCTTGTATCAATTGTGTACCAGCTATTCATACGCGAATAATTGACAGTATGGCTGGCTGGTGCTATAATGTCAGCTACAAGGAGGCTGTGTGGGCTTCGCAGATTCAGTAAAAATATCAGCAGATAAGTTGCAGGCTGGAATCAACGTAAAAATAGGAGCCATATCCCAAGAGCTATTTTCAGCGATTGTTGAAAACACTCCTGTGAACCAAGACCCTCTTGCAAATAAGCGAGGGGAGTTGAAAAATAATTGGTGCTATGGTGAGGGTGTAGACAACTACAATACAAGCTACTCCCTGTCGTTTGACGAGTCCGGGATTGCGAGTTTATCTCAAGCTGGCTTGGCTAGGACGACAGAGCAGTTCAACGGAAAAGATGGGGCTGTAAGCCTTACAAACTCTGTACCATATGGCTACCTAGCAGAAGTTACTGGCTGGATGTCCCCAACGTGGTCGGGCCGGGTAGGGCCTTATGCGATGATCCGCAATTCAATGATCGAGGTAATATCAAAATACAAATAGGAGAATGATGACTATAAGGAGCGAGATTGAGTCAAGACTTGCTGCTGTAGCAGCAACACTATCCTTACCTGTGGCATATGAGAATATCACATTTATAAAGCCAGTAGACGGAAACTTCCTTGAGATATTCTTCCTGACAAGCACATCCCTGAACAGGAATGTCTCTGCATCTGGCTACCGAACACGTGGCATATTCCAGATAAACTGCTACTGCCCACTTAATATTGGACTCGGTGGATTGGATGCCACTGTAGACGCTATTATAGCAGCTTTCCCGGTGCTTCCGAAGATTGGCACGGTGAGTATAGACGAACCATTAAGCGATGGCCCTGCGTTGATTGTAGATGCTTCTGTGATGATTCCTATCACTGGCAGGTATAGGGTGGAAGTATAGTTATTCAGCTAGTTCAAATTTAACAGCCGCAAGGCATAATTTCAAAGGAATACAACATGGCAACAATCGTAATCACACCACGCAATACGTCTGCACCATACGTCTTGACAAAAACCACATTGACGACTGGCCCTGATACTCTTGCGTATGTTCAAGGTACGAGTCAAGAAATGGACCTTGAGAACAGCTCCGGCAGTTCTGTCACTGTAACACTGCTTGGCTCAACATCAAGCGCAACATTAGCAGTGGTTGGGGCAGGCTCCCTGCCTACAGGTGGACTGACTATCAATGCTGCTGCTGGTAAAGCAATCGTTGTTAATGCTGGAACTACACAACGTATCAACTTGGATGCAATTGCTGCGTATTTGCAAGGTGCTGTTACCCTTACTTCGACAACCGCTGGTGTATTTGCATCAGTAATCCAATAATCACCCCGCCACAAGGCATCTTAACATAAAGGAATAAATAATGACAACTTCTAAGGTTCGCACAAGTGCGGGTAGTACCATTTCGATCTGCCTGACAACCCTGCCAGCTACGTATGACGTACCTGGCTTTGCAGCACTGACTTATGTGCCTGTGGCTGAAGTAACTGACTTGGGTACAATCGGTAAAGTCTACACGGTGACTAAGTTTGCACCGCTTGGCAGTCGTGCGGTAGTCAAGCGCAAAGGTTCCTATGATAATGGAACGATGGCAATCAAGGCAGGGTATTCGCCAACTGATCCCGGTCAAATTGCTGTTCAATCAGCCCGCGACTCTGACATATCGTCTTCGTACAAGCTGGTAACACAATCTGGCAGCATTTACTACTTCACTGCGCAGACTTCTGGTACTCCAATCGGTGTTGGCACGGTGGATCAAATCACCACGTTTGACATCACGCTAGATTTGGACAATGACATAATTGCAACAAATCTTACCGCATAATAACTAGCCCACCTTACGGTGGGCTTTTTCATTTGTAGCACACAATATTGACAAAATCAAGCTTTCATGGTAAGATTCAACTACATCAAACCGAGGCAAGTATATTGCTCAAAACGCCATTCGGCAAACTCCCGTAAGGGATAACCTACCAAAATAAGGAATTAACATGTCATTTGACCTGAACGCACTGGCTATTCAAGAACAAGGTATTACCCCGCTTCAACTGAAGCATCCTGCAACTGGTGATCTGTTGTTCGCTGATGATGCAGGAACACAGCCAGTTACCATCACCATCTCGTCCACTTCCAGCCGTGCTTATCGTCAAGCTGTAGCAGCTATGCGCAATCGTGCTTTGAAGCGTGGTAAGAAAATTGCCACAGCAGCAGAGCAAGAAGAAGAAGGCATCGAGTTGCTGGTAGCTTGTTGCATTACTTCCGACAACTTGCCATACAACGGTGAAGCTGTTAAGACTGAATCGCAATTCCGTGCATTGCTTAGTGATGTCAAGATGTCGTGGATTCGTAACCAAGTTGACGAATATCTTGGTGACGTTGAAAATTTCATCGCCAAGTAGTTTCAGACCTTGTTCTCTATGTTCGTCAGGATGCATACGCAAATAGCGTCCCCGATGGACATAAGATTACACGTAATGAGCAAATAGCGCAAGCAAATAATCGCTCTTTAGAGCGATTAGAAAACAAAATTGACGACGACTCAGATACGGATGAATCTGAAGCGCCTGAAGTAGTCCTGAGCCTGCCAGATATTCCCATGCCACCGATACCGGAAGGCTCGGAATATCTGGTGGGCTTCTTGCATTCTGCCAGTACAGCAACAGCC